ATAAGATAATTGCATCTTTTGGAATATCGTCTGTTGGTTCATGGTATGTGACCTTGTGTGTCTTTTCTATAATCTGCATAGCACTCCATAAACCGTCTTTCCATATGCCATATCTACCAGTTATGCCCTGCCACACAAAAGCTATATGTTTTCTATCCATAGTTTTGAGATATTAGTCCAATCAAACTTCTTAGTCCATTCTTTCATTTCTGTTCTGTCTTCTATTGGCTTTTTGAGCTGTTCAACAACGGCATCAACCCATGCATCTTGTGTATCTTTGTCCTTTATACCGTGAGTAAAGTCTTTCCCCCAAGTATCATTTGTTAATTTTGAGTGGACTTTAATTCCATATTGTACAGATTCCTCTAACGCTCCAAAGTCTGTAGTTATAGGCATACAACCACATGCCTGAGCCTTTTTTACAGTAATACAATCAATCTCCATAAACTCAGTTGGGTAAGCAAGAATATTTCCTTCTAAGTATAGCTTTGCACACTCTGCCTGCGATAGTCTCCCCATGTTTTCAATACCTGCTTCTTCCATTTCCTTTAGTGTGTCTTCCTTCCATTGCATCATCTTTTTATTATCTCCATGAGAAGCGTCAAATATATCAAATCCATATGCCCATTTACATTTAGCTTGTGGCACTTGTTCTTTTACACGCTTGAACAGCTTTGGGAGCACGTCAAGAGAACGGTCTGGACTTGAAGTATTAACAATTAGATATTGGTCTTTCTGTACGTTTTGGTTAAACAATTCAAAATCTTGTCCATTTGGAATAATTACAAACTTATCATCTGGTATGTTCTTGAATAAGTTTCTGTGAGCTTTTGTTTTTACAAATATCTTATTTATTTTTTGTAATCGTTTTTTATTGAACTCTCCTTCTTGAATTACGTCATGCAAATCAATATAAATGTCTTTAACGTTCAAGTCATAATCGACAAGTTTTGGGTGTCTCCAAAGAATCAACTTATCGAATTTATCTTTTGCATTAAAGTACCAAAATGGCTTGTACATTACTCCGTCTACTTCCATTGGTTCAGTCCCACAGTTGTTATACACAGTGACGTTATAACCCATTTTAGCCCATTCTTTTGATAGATTCATTACTGCTTCTTCTGACCCTCCTACTCCTTTAGTCTTTGCCATTATAGGGTTCCATTCATGAGTAGTGTTTCCACAATAATATGCAATATCTTTTCCACTTGATTCTTCTTTGAAAAAGTTTTTGTTCCATAATGCTCTAACTGCTGGGTGTGAACGAATTGCAGTATCTAACTTTTCAATTTCAGATTTAATTTTCTCCTTGTCTGTTTCATTCTCTAGGATTTTAACTAGTTCAATTGCACCTTTCATGCTATCAGTTTCTCTCTGCATTTCCGTAATAAGAGTCTTCAAATATTCATTGTTTGGATTTATCTGTAGGCAACCTTCTAGTAGTGGCAAAGCTAAATCTGGTCTATTCTTGTTAAAATACACTTTAGCCAATGCCATCATTGGGTTGTAATCGTAATCACGTGGATTAAATACAATAATAGAAGCATATGGTGGCTTCTTGACGATTCCGTTTAGTAAGTAATATGCAGACTTATCCCAACTGCTGTAAGATGAAAGCAAATAACCTAATTGCAAGTATGCATCAGAATAATCTGGTCGCATGCCAATTGCCAGCTGAAAGTTTTCAATTGCCTTGTCTTTATTTCCTAAAGAGTGTTCTATTTCTGCAAGGCGTAGCCGTGACAAGTATATTTCTTCATCTGAACCTGACGTTTTTATAAACTTTTCAAATACTTTCTTTGCTTCTTTGTAGTCTCCATTTCCTAGCAATGAGTTTGCATAGTTCCAAAGCGTACGTGGGTCTTTATTATCAAGCCCTTGTTTAGAAACTTCTACGTTTCTTTGCCTAGCAACTTCGTATCTTTCCTCATTACTAAAGTGCATACGTTCTATGCCTTCATTTACGAACAACGTAGACAGACCTCTATTTTCTTTAAAGTCTTCATGCAAAGCACCTGCCCATTCTACACAACCGTCATTTCTTACTATCATAGTCTTCTTATGAGAGACTACAGGCTGTTTGTACTCATCAAACTGATATAAATACCAAAATCCAAAAGCATCTACATTACTGTTGTTTTCAATAACCTCTCTGAGCCTATCAAGTCCACGCCACATATCATCTGCATCACTCCACATGATATATTCATATTCTTTTGGAACCTGTGAAAAGTTAAAGTTTCTAGCCTTTGAAAAGTCATTCACCCATTCAAAATAAGACACATTTGCGTCATATTTTTTACACACTTCCTCAATCTCTTTACATTGTTTTTGCAAAATAGATACGTTGTTATCCCAATCCTTTTGTCTTTTATATGTAGAAGTTATAAATATGCCATCTACATATGGAGCCATATTATTTAAACATCTATCAAGTAACTTTGCTTCTTCTGCTGTACCTTTAACAATTAGTGCTAACGCTATTTTCATTATACTTTGTATGAGCTATTAAATTGAGGAAACGTCTTCATAAACCATAGCGCACCTTTCTTTGATATAAGCCACTGGTTTTCTTCTGCATCTAATACCTTGTACAAAGACACGGATAGTTTTTCTGGTATTTCGTACAGTTTACGCTTGATAGAATGCTCTCCTACAATACCAGCATACTCGTCATTGTTAATTCTTCTATTTTCTTCTATCTGTTTGCAGACTGCTTTGTATTCATTTGGGAACTCATTTTTATAAATCTCAACAGTATTTTTGACTCGTGATTGAGTATTTTCAATAGATAACATGTGTATATTATATAACCAAAACAAAAAACCGTCAAAAGACGGCTTCTTGTTGTACCTAATGCTTTTATTTAAGCACTTCGGAGGAATCCTGATGCAAAGAAGTTTGAATCCTGATTTCGAGTTTCGAGTGTCATTGAACCATAGATAGCTTTCTTTGTGTATGCACCGCTTTCAGCCAATGGCTTGATTGTAGGCATATCAAGGTAAGCAACCTTATGTTTCTCTGGTCTGATACCAAGAACTCGTGCTGTAGCATCTGTTCCTGAAATATCAACGTATCTATGCTTATGAACTGAGATTGTTCCCATAGAAGTTTCATAAGTAGAAACTGTTCGCACGATAGTTGTACCACCAGTTGCGTTGTTTACTACAATATTGTTCTTCTGTGTAAAGTTATCAATTGCTCGTCTCATTGTAGAACCTACATATACATCTGTAGCCACGTCTCCATTTGAGTTGTTCCAGTTGTTTTCCATGAGGGCATCAAGGATAGTTGCTGAAAATACTGTACCTGAAGTGTGAGCTGTAGTGTTTGTAGACTTAGAAATGTTTACGATAATACCGTTCATCTTTGCAATAGTACCTGAAGCACCTGACTGTAGAACACCTCGAACGAGGTCAAATTCTACTGCGTTACCCCAGTCTTTCAAAGACTTAGTTGTCTGTCGTTCAGTTTCATTCTGACCTGAGTAGTGCTGTACTACTTCCTGTGGTCGTGAAATCTGAATTGCCTTAGCAACTTCCTGCACAATGTTTGTAAGTCGTGTAGGAGTAGTAAGTGCTGATAGTGTAAAGTCTGTGTTCATACCTACTGCTAGTGAACCAGCTGTTGCGAGAGTATCTACAAGGAATGAATGTACTGTATCAATAGCTTTTGTCTTACCGAGAGAGTTCATGATTTGATTCTCTTCTGCTGTAAGGATTTCTACTGCATTCAATACTACGTCTTCCTTTCGTGACACGTCTCCGTATGTAAGAAGTCCGTTTGCGATTGACATATTATTTTTATTCCATTGATTCTAGGACTGCCTTTGCTACTAGTGATTCTCGTTCATCTATTGAAGTTGAAGCCCTAGCTTTTGATAGGTTGTCCTGAGAACTTTGGATTCTTGGGTTACTTTGAAGCACAGTCTTTAGTTTCCGTGTTTCGAAAGATTCTTTAGCTGGCTCGTAGAGTGATTTAAACTCTGGCGTATTGACTACTTCTGCTGGGTTATCACCCAACTTCTTAATCAATGCTCGGTGTGGTGCAAGTTCTGGATTGTCTTTATAAAATGCATCTTCTTTCAAAGATTTAATTTCATTTGCTAGGCTTCCAATGTTTTTTGAGACATCAAATTCCTTAGCAATATCCTCCTTACGTTTGCCGACAAAACTATAAGTATCTTTTATAGACTTGATAGCTGTAGCCTTGTCTTTAAATTCTTTACCTAGATACTCATTAAGTTCTTTAAGTGAAAGTGATTCGATAGATTCAGGCTGTGAGCTATTTGTCGCTGGTACAGCCGAATTATCGTCTAACGCATTCAATTGAGATGCACTAGGTAATGATTCTTCGGTAATGTCCTGTTCGTTATCCATTTTGATTGTGCTAACTATTAATTCGGGGATTATCTCCCCGTTAGAGGTTTACGGAGAGGTAAATCGAATTAGTCTTCCCTAATTATGTAACTGTTTTCTTTAAGAGTAAATGGCTGTGTGTTTGTCTTTGCCTGTTGTATGGTTCCTTCTATGTCTATTCTAATCAAGTCTAAGATTATTTCTGATGCTTTTTGCCGTGACTTTAACTCAATAGCCAATTGACTAGGTTCAACTGTCATATCAATGGTGGTTATATCAATCAAATAAGATACTTTTTGTAGCATCTTTGTTTTGAATATTTTGTACCCTTCGTGCTGAGTGAACTCTTCAAGAGTCTTAGCTTCTGTAGAAATCTTTTTTGTTTCGTTATCCATTGTAAGGCTGTGTCATAGCATTAGTCGTCTGAGCTTGTAAAGATTGTGGCATAGGCATTTCTTGCCCTTCTGGTGGCATTCCTAGGGCTTGTAGCTGTGATTGCATAGTCTTTGGTGGTTTTGGCATGTCTAAGCCTAGCAGGTCGTAAATCTGAGCAACCTGACCTTCGTTCTGTGGAGTAACAGGAATCTGTAACAATTGCATTAGATTCTGTACTGTAACAGCAGTATCCATATCCTCATTAGTAAAGTAGATGTAGGTATCAACATGTTCTGCTACTACGTCGTCCATGAGTTCAACAAAGAAGTCTTGTTGTGTCTTTAGCTTTGTTTCAGCTTCTTGCATTGCCTGAATAACTTCCATCTCAGTAGGAACTATTCCCATAGCATAATAGTCTTTACTTAGTATCTCGTTTGTTTCATGTGCAACAGCAGATTCAATAATAGACTTCATGTTTTCATCATCTCCTGCAAATCTAATCAAATCTTCTTTCTTTACAGTCTTGGCAATAATAGGCAAAGCGTGTCTGTCTAACCAACGTGACAAGAAAAATCCTTTAGCTTCTTTTGAAAGCATGAAAGCTGTCTTTGCGTTTGTGTTTTGAATAGCAGAAGTCGTAGCTGTTTGTGAAGCTGGAACGTCTCCTCCTGAAGCAATTGGATACGCTGAAGTGACAGCTGTAGCCCAACCCTTGATAATCTCTTCGTCTGTGTATGAAGACTGCCCCATTTCTTGTACAGGCATTTGAGCAATATCTGAATTAATATCACCTACCTCAATAGCTCCATTAACAGGTAATTTAGCAATCATCTGTGGAGTAATACCAGAGCCTTTTCTAATCTTGAATAGCCCCAATTGAGATACAATGTTTCTACTGATTCTGATATTAACTGTAGTGTTAAGGTACGTGATGAGAGATAGGATTCGTTCAATCTTACCTAGTCCATACCAACGACCTGTAATCTTAGCGTCTCTGAGCTCTTCATATGGTTTAATAATATCTCCATTCTTATCAGTCTTTGTGTTCTGCTCAATAAGGTGAACTCGTAGGTCTCCTGAATCGATACCTGAAATTACAATGTGTCCGTCTATTTCAGAGTACGCATCATCTGCCTTGCTGTTTCCGTCTAATAGCCATTTTGGAATCTTACCCCACATTTCCCATACATCTACAAACTTACCAGTAGATTTAGTTAATGAAGCCTGTCTCTTTTGTGAATCGTTCTTATCAAGAGTCTGTGAACCTATAATAATACCTTCTGTGTCATACCAACCTGTCATACCCTTAACTTGGTCTGGTAATAGAATAGCTCGCTCAGTAAATCTATAAGCTGATTGAATACTTTGTTCCGTTGGGTCAATGTATAGGTTTAATAGGTCTACCGTAGTTCTATTAAGTTTAGGCTTTCCGTCATTGTCTGTGCTTTCCCAAGTTTTCCACACAACTGTACCGTCAATGCAAAGCTGTCTGTCTGCTTCATCAAGAATCTCTCCAAAGTTCATATTAGTTAAAGCATCTCGTGTAATCTGTCTGACAAGGTGAGTAAACGGAATACCTTTTGGGTTTCGTGCTCGGAAGTTTACATCTTTCTGACCCATGTTTATGTTCTTGATATAATCCTCTACTACTTTCATAGCTAGTGGAATCCATGTTTTTTCTCTCCCAGTTTGTTGGTCAATAGGTTTATCAAATACACCCCAGAAGTTCTTTCTAAGTGTTCTAATCATTTCACGCATTCTAAATCCTACTTTTTCCGTAATATAACAAGTAGCGTTTTCCCAGTTATCTCGTTCAGTCGTAACAATATTAATTGCTTCTCGTGCAACTTCATCTTTATATTTATCTCCTTTTCGTGCAAGGTTGGTTGTTTTCTTTGCCATTTACTTTAAATAATATCTGTTGTGCTTTTAAGAGTAAACAGAACCGTATAGGTTAAAGTCTGCAAATGAATCTGTTTCATCTGGTTGGAATGCTGACAATGCGTATCTAATTGCATCTATGCAATGATTATAAATATCCATAGGTATGTTTAATATCTTTCCGTCTTTGTCTGTAGCCCAAAGGTAGTTTCTATATTCTCTAATAAGGTTTGTTGATTCTTTTGTAACTGATACGCGTTGGTCTTGTATGTATTGGATTCCCTGAGTTACAGAGCCTTGTCCTTTAACTGCTGGCAATACATTTATTCCGTATCTTTTTAACTCATCAATAGACTTAGGCTCTGCACTATCTGCAACCACCAACATACTTGGTTCGTCTAAGGATTTAATAAAATCTGCTATCTCTTTGTTGCTCATTCCTTTTTGGTACAGTCTTTCTACAAAAATATATCCACCGTTGTATCTATAAATATCAACGAGTGTTGTTGGGTCGTTTGAGTATCCAAAGTCTAATCCACGTCTTATGAGTTTGGCTTCATGTGGTACCTCATCAATAATATTCCATTCTTTGAATATTTTACCTTCTACCTCTCCAAGCTGTCCTAATCCATATACTTGCCACCAACCTTTACGGTTCTTACGTTGCTCAATAGACTTTTTAATTTCTTCTGGTACTCCTTCGTTATCTAAGTACGTTAAAATTATGTGCTCATAATCATCTCGTTTACCTAGAATATCAGTATAAAACCAGAACTCGTTAGTAGGGTTCCAGTCCATAAATACATATTGCTTTGTTCGTACTTCAATTTCATCAAATGCTTCTAGTTTCAAGTTGTTTACCTCATTTAAAAAAGCTCTATCTCGTCTTCCTCCTCGTAGTTTAGAATCATCATCAGCTGGGAAAAACTCTATTTCACTACCTGTTTCAAATACATATGTTTTATCAGTTTCATGCCAGTTAGCTTCTTTCCAATATCCATGCCCTTTCATGATATTTTTAAAATCTCTCAATGCACCTCGCTTTAAATGTGGGAGTGATTCAGATATGACAGAAGTAAGTGTTGGTACTTTGTCTCTTTGAGCTTCGTCAATCAATACAAACAAGATTGATATTGTTTTAGAAGATGAAGTACCACCCTGTACAGCTCTAATCTTCTTATTCAGCTTTGCTATCTTCTTTAGTGCCGTTGTTGTTTGATATAACATTTCCTAGTATTGGGGTTGGTAAGTCTTTATCATTTGTTGTTTGGTCAATTCCCTCACGGTACCCATGTTTAGTCAATAATACTTTTGCAATAGTTGGATTGTAATCTCCAGATAATCCATTATTTATCAGCCTTTCTTCTTGGATTCCACCAAGTTGCTCCATAATGTCAGAAAATTCTGGATATTTCTTTGACCAATCGTAAAGCGTTTCCCTTGCAACACCTAAATAAACAGCCAATCCTCCTTTAGTTGGTAGTTTTGCTTTTAATTTATAAGTTATAAAATTTTCTCTTTTCTCTTCTTTTACTTCCTCATCTTCACAACTATCTAAATATTCTTGTGCTTTTGTAACGTAACTTTGATTGTATTCTATTGGTCTTCCTGCCATATGGATATATTATATAACTTTTAAATAAATGTGTAAATGTCTGACATGTCTACTGGCGTATTTGCAAAATATAAGTTTACTTCTTCTAATGGATATTTAGTTATTAAGTGAACGTCATATGAGTTGTACCCTTTCTCTTTAAGTCCTTTAATCATCTCTATTTTGTCATTGTCTAATTGTAATACTTCTTTTACCTTTCTTTCTTTAAACTTCTTCACCCTTCTACCTTCGTCTGGGTCTACCCATAGAGATATTGTTGTTATAGAGCATTTGTACTTATTTGCCAATTCCGTTTGTGATACTTTGTATTCAAAGTGTAATTTTCTAGCTTCTTTAACTTGTTCATCGGTTAGGCTTCTTTTCATTCTTCTAGTGTTTTGTCTTTTTTAGGCTCTTTCTTATCTGCTATCGCTATCTCTGTAGTGATTATGATAGATGCAACACTACTTGCTTTATCTAAAGCAGTCCTTGTTACTTTAAAGGGGTCTATTACGTCTTCTCCTACTTCAAAGTTACCACCTGCGTTTAATTGTATTTGGTTATAAGGAGCCATAAGAGCTTCATACAGGATAGAATCTTTCATTTGCTCTGCTACCTCTTTTAAAGCTAATCCTCCACCTTTTACAATTCCTTCTTCTAGTGCAGAGCGTGTAGCATTTACAGCGTCTTCTATTTTTAGTTTTAGGTAATCTCGTTCAGATGGACTACTTGAACCAACTTTAATTATTCCTATTCCTCCTGACAGCTTACCTATTCTCTTCTTTAATAATTCTTTGTCGTATTCGCTTTCAACAGTTTCTAATTGTTCTTCAAGAGTTTTCTTTCTGTTTGTTATATCTCCGTGTACGCCCACAAATACAGTTTTTTCTTTTGATATTATTACTTTTTCACTTGTACCCAAACATTCAATTCCTTTTGTGCTTATATTGTCTTTGTCTTTATCTATGAAAACAGCACCTAAGATACATGCGTAGTCTTTGAGTGTTTCTGATTCATTAAATACTGGCACTTTGAGAGGAATAACAGGGTTTTCTGATTCAGTTGTTTCGATACAATCTGCTATAAACTCTTTTGTGTAATTATCTGCAATGATAATCAATGGTCTGCCTGTAGCAAAATGTTTAACTTGCTCTGGGCTTACCATGTAGTGATTTGTTACTAAAACTGCTGGATTATCTGTTAGATATTTATTGTTAGCATTTGCAAAATGTGGAGTTGGAAGCCCTGCCGACATATCTAGCCCTTTAATACTATCAAATGTTACTTCTTCAAATGGAGAGTCTATTGTTTGTATTATAGATTCTTTGCCTAATTCATGGAATATCTTTGCTATATTTTTACCCAAGTATTCATCTTCAACTGATATTGTTGCAACTCTTTCTAGGTCTTTGAGTGTTTTGATTGGTTTAACTTGTTTTCTAAGTAGTTCAATTGCTTTTTTAGTGTCTTCAATAATGACTTTTCTGACGGACATAGGACTTTCTGTTACTTTTTCAAACTTGTTTTTTGATTCTAGCCTTTTAAAAGCAGAATTATTTATAGCTTGTAGTAATACAGTTGTCGTTGTTGTACCGTCTCCAGCTTGTGCATTAGCACTTTTTAATGCATCATCTACAGCTTCTTTACCAAGCTGTTCTATTTCATCTTCTAATTCTATTTCCCTTGCTACTGTTATTCCGTCATTTGTCAATAATGGATTTTGGTATGGTCTGCCTATGATAGCGTTCCTTCCATCTTTGCCAAGAGTTAATTTAACTGCGTTTGCTACAAAATCTACTCCAGCTTTGATAGATAATTTTGCTTCGTTCCCTAAACGTACAATTTTCATTAGATATATTATACCCTATAAAGTAAAAACAACCAAATATCTACTTCTTCCCCTTCTTCCTCATATCCCTCACGTCATCAATGTTGTATTTTATCTTTATATCATACTTAGCTTCTAACTGTGCTATTTTCTTTTCTACTTCGTCTAGTACGGCTATTGTTTTCTCTGTAGGCGTTAAGAGTTTTTTGTTTTTCATGGTTATTTGTTATCTTCTAATTGTAGAGAGGGAAGGTCGAGAATGGTATCATATACATTAGTGTCTTCTCCTGCTGTATAATCCGATAGACTTTCTTCTTTAATTTCACGTCTAATCTTTCCCACCCTCTCCTCTAGTATGGTGTCTATCTTTGAGAGCCAGAAATCTGCAATGCTTTCTGCTGTTCCTGAATAAGAAATATCACCGTTTGGATACATTTCAAAACTAATTCTATATACACCGTCATCTTTAAACTCTTTCGTTATCTTTTCTATTTCTTCCTTGGTTAGTTTCATTTGTTTATAAGGTTATTTAATTCTAATAAAAATGTTAAAGAATAACCAGCCAATATATATATCGATTCCACTATGCCAAGATATGGCAAGTGTTGGTGTAATCTCTAACCACTTTTTTTCTCGTTTAAATCTTATTTCCATATTATTTATAAATTAAATTATTCAGTTTACTAAGTTCTTTGTCTATATAATCAAACCCCCTTTGACTGTTTTCATAAGACCAGTCTTTACCTTCTTTGCCTATCATATTTGAACCTATACACATGCCAGCAACATAGGCTATTATACGAGATTTTATTCTTTCTATCTTCTTCTCTACTTGTTCTTTTTTGTACATGTCTTTTTTAGGTTATTTTATATATTTGATAACAGTTAACCAAAAAGCAATTACACACATAAAAGTAAAGATATATAATGTTGGATATTTGTCGTAAAAGTTT